GGGAGAGATGGGCAGACCTTCGGGGATCTCTCCCCGCTTGTGGAAAACCCTGTGGATAACTCCAGTAACCCAAATCACATTGTGACCGTCGTCATGTGGAAAACTCCCAAACCTGTGGAAAACCCTGTGGAAAACCCCACCACACGTGACGCACACCACAGCATATAATAGAAAACATGACAACCCACACAAACACCACAATCACCGTACACAAACCCAACAACCCCACACCAATCACCGACACCACAAACACAAACAACCCAACACTCATACGCCAAGCACTCACACACAAAATCACCACCGTCATAGACGACCCCAGAACCGGAGACACAACACTCACAAAACTCACCACACAAAACAAAAACACACAAGCGGACACCACCGACATTCCAAACGAAACACAAACCTGGGACGGCATCTAAAAATGAGCGAAAAACACCTCAGCGAAATCGCCGCCCACCTCATCCTCCCAGAAAACATCACACACACCGCCTGGCCGCTAGTCCAACACCGACTCGCAGAAATGCAATACCCCCTCGACATATGGCAACAAGACTGGCTCAAAGCAATCCTCGCAAAACGAAAAGACGACCACTACGCCGCCAGCATCGACGGAATCCAAGCATCCATCCCCAGACAGGTCGGCAAAACATACACAATCGGCGGCCTAACATTCGCACTCGCCACCCTCTACCCCAACTACTTCGTCCTCTGGACCGCACACAGAACACGCACCGCAGACGAAACATTCAACGACATGAAAGGAATGGCCCAAATACCCAACATCACCCCATACGTGAAAAAAATACGGCAAGCAAACGGACAACAAGCCATCCTCTTCAATAACGGATCACGAATCCTATTCGGCGCCCGCGAAGGAGGATTCGGACGCGGATTCCACGGCGTAGACATGATCCTCTTCGACGAAGCTCAGATCCTAGGTGCAGCCGCACTAGACGACATGATCCCTGCCACAAATACGGCGCCCGACCCGCTCATTATCAAAATCGGGACACCCCCAAAACCAAAAGACCCGTCCGAAGCATTCAGCGAATTCCGAAACCTCGCCTTGCAGGGCGAAATAAAAGACGGCCTCTACCTCGAACTCGCCGCCGACTATGATGCCAACAGCGACGACAGGGAACAATGGGAAAAAGCCAACCCATCATACCCGTGTCGCACCCCCGAGTCCGCCATTCTGAGAATGCGCCGGCACCTCGGAGAAGAATCATTCCGACGTGAAGGGCTCGGAATATGGGACCGTGCCAACGACAGGCTCGCAATAGACCCTGTCGCCTGGAACACCGCCACAATACGGCCAGAAAACACTCCCAGTGGCATGCGATGGTGCGCCGCCATCAGGTTCGCACCCGACGGATCAACCTGCGCCCTAGCCAGGGCCGGACACAAAGATAACACGCCCACACACGTCGAACTATGCACACACCAAGGCGTCCGCCGCGTGAACGAAGGCACGCAATGGATCATCGATTACATTGCGGACACAAAAGACAGGTGGGCGCAAATCATCGTAGACGGAAAATACGGTGCCGGTGACACAATCGAAAGACTGAGAGCCATCGGAGTACGCCCACAAGTCATCATCACGCCCACGATCACACAAATCATAGACGCCTACAGCATGCTAGACGCCTCACTACGCGAAAACACGATCACACACTTGGACGACATGCAACTGCGGACTGAGGCCGCTTCAGCGACGCCACGCCCAATCGGCACCTCGGGCGGCTGGGGGCTACAAGCCCCGCCCGGCGCCACCGTAGCCGGCCTAGAAGCCTGCACGCTCGCAATGTGGGCCGCCCGCACAACAAAAAGAAGACCACGTTACAAGCCCTATGATAAAATCGAAAACGCCAATAGTAATAATGATCGTGGCGGCGGAGTACTGTTCCTATGACTGAAATTTATCCTGACGACGGACAACTCGTTAACGCCACACCCGCCCCCACACGCATTTCCGGACTCCCCGACGAAGACCTGGCAACATTCCTGCAACTGTGGCAGAAATGGCAGCAGCACTCAAACAAAAACAAGCTGCTCTCCGTCTACTACGACGGCCACCGCGCCTTCCAAGACCTAGGCATCAGTATTCCGCCGCAAATGACGCGCACCAAGGCGGCACTCGGATGGCCTCAGAAGGTCGTCACCATGCTCTCCAGAAGGCACGTATTCGAAGGCTACTCCCTGAACGGTTCCCCTGACGCCTTCGAAGCAAACGAAATACTCTCCGCGAACAACTATGATCTCGACCTCGCGCAGGCGATCACCTCGGCGTATAAGCATTCTTTTTCGCTGCTCACAGTGACGCAGGGAGACGAGACTATCGGCGAGCCGCCTGTCGTCGTACAGGCCCGTGACGCAGAATGGTCTGCAGCACTATGGGACACGCGCCGTCGCATAATCGAAGCCGCACTCACAATCGATCAGATCGACAAGTACGGGCAGCCGACAGGCGTCATCATGTACACACACACCGCTATTTGGCGAATTGACGCCCGCGAAAACGGTGGCGGATGGAAGGCCGAAAAACTCGGAGATACGCCCAACCGCATTTTCGTTGAAGCACTCTGCTACGACCCGCAGCTGAACCGCCCATTGGGGCATTCACGAATCACCCGTGAAGTAAGATATCTCACGGATGCGGCGGTTAGGACAATGGTTCGTGCAGAAACATCTGCCGAGTTCTTCTCCTCACCGCAGCGCTACGTACTCGGTGCTGAAAGAGCAGATTTCGCCGGCCAAGACAGGTGGTCCGCAATCATGGCCCGCGTCCAAGTTTTGGAGCCGAACGAAAACGGGGACATCCCGTCGGTTGGGCAATTCTCACAAATGACCATGAGCCCCCACCTGGAAATGTACCGGCAGCTGGCGCAGAATTTGTGTGCAGCCACAAACCTTCCTCAAAGCGCTATCGGAGTATTCGCAGAGAACCCCGCCTCGGCTGAGGCGATGCAGGCGTCCGAGGCGGCGCTCGCGGACGAAGCCGAGTATCAGTGGCGTATTTTCACTGCCCCACTGCGGCGCACGCTGCAGAACATTATTATGGTCAGGGACAAACTCGACGAGCCGCCTGCCGAGTCGTGGAAGACCTCCGTGAAATGGACGCCCGCCCGTTACTCCTCACCCTCATCCGCCGCCGATTTCGCGGTCAAAATGGTATCCGCTTTCCCGTCGTTGCAGGAGTCGCAGACTCTTATGCGACGTGCCGGACTCACCGAGGGCGATCTCGCCGACATTAATGCCGAAATTCGCAAAAAGAATGCGGTGTCATTGCTTGATCGTGCTCTCGCCGCCACGAACAACGGGAACGCTGCGGACGAGAATGACGAGAACACTGAAAACGGTAATGCAGCCAACAATGATGGCGGCGACAATGCCGATAACGCCGCCAATAACAATGGCGGCAATAGCAGCAACCTGGGTATTAATAACGCGCCCAATACAAGGAACAAGGTCAAGCGCAACATCAAACTGCCCGGCGGCACCAAAACACCAATAAACTAATACCATTATGCTGTCAACCGCAGAAATAGGGGCATACGGTCGAGCAATAGACTCACTCACCACACTCGCCCAAAATGACTTACACACGCTCTGGTCCCACGCCGCCAAACAACGCCCCGAGCAAGCCCGCGATCTTCTGCTCGAAATCATGCCCGCCCTCGTGGATCAATACGGTAGCGCCGCCGCAGCTATCGCCGACGAATGGTACCGTGATATGCGTCTAGACCAGGATATTCCCGGCGACGCCCCCGCGGTACAAACGTCACTCACCCCACAGGGCGAAATCGACGATAGCGTCAGATTCAGTGCAGGAGCACTATACGCCGGAACCCCAGATATCGCCCTATCCTATCTGACCGGGGCACTCATCCGATACGTCAGCGACGGCGCCCGCTCACAAATCGCAGACATGACATGGGCCGACCCAGAAGCCATGGGCTGGGAAAGGCGGACACGCAACCCGCAAGCATGCAATTTCTGTGTCATGCTCACAATGAACGAATGCTACTACCGATCACAAGGGACAGCGTCATTCGGGGCGCACGATAACTGCAAATGTGTCGCGGTCCCCGCATGGGACCCGACATCTCGGGAAGTGCCAGCAAAAGCATACGCGCTCGCAGCCAGACACAAAACCGAAAAAGGCCGCACACGCCATCGCGAGCTCGTCTCCTCGTGGATAGACACACACCAAGAGGAACTCGCGCAATGGCGCACACGGCCAATTGAATGATTGTGCTACAATGCATAAACAAGGGTCACAAAGGACGGCTGCAAAGCCCAAAAATAGTTGCCTGAAACATTACAATAACCGCACGGTCAAAATATAGGAAACGCCCAATGAGCGATAACGCCGCAAGCGACACTCCAGCCGACAACAGCGCCACTAACGACAACAGCGCCCCCAAGAATGAGGACAACGTCGCCAGTAAGCCTGAAATCGACTGGAAGAGTGAGTCCCGGAAGTGGGAGAACCGCGCCAAGGAGAACCGGCGCGCCGCCAACGAGCGAGACGAGCTCGCCAAGGCCATCGGCGACAAGGATGCCACAATCGAGGCCCTAAAGGCCAAAGTTGCGGACTTTGAAACCGCCACTAAAGTCCGTGAATGGTCCGCCAACGCAGCTGCAGAACACGGTATCAGCGCCGATTTGATCCGAGGAACTACCGAGGATGAAATCAACGCTCATGCTGCCGCAATCGCCAAGGCGCTGCACGACGCTAAGCCATCCGTCGCCCCCGTGGTACCTCAGGCCGGGATCACGCCCGACAGCAATGGTGGCAATCTTGCGGAATTCGCTCGGAACGTTTTCGCCGGCGACTAAACCCCCGCCGCAATTCTAAAAAGTAAAACACTAGAAAGAAACGGAAACAACTATAATGGCCGTGTTTGATTCAGGCAAGGCAAAGGTCCTCATGCCTCGGCAGATCGCCGACGGGATCATTACTCGCACCCAGACTCTCTCCACCGTCGCTAAGCTCAACGGCGGAATTCCCATGACTTTCGGCGACGTGGACATTATCACTTTCGATAACTTCCCGCGCGCCGAGTTCGTCGACGAGGGCGCCGAGAAGGCGCCCACCTCCGGTGAATTCGGCTATGTGACCGCTAAGCCGCACAAGGCTCAGGTCACTATGCGTTTCAACGAAGAGGTTCAGTGGGCCGACGAGGACTATCAGCTTGACGTCCTCAATCAGCTCGCACAGAAGGGCAGTGAGGCGCTCTCCCGCGCCCTCGACCTCGGCCTTTACCACAGGGTTAACCCGCTGACCGGCGCTGTTATTGACGCGTGGACCAACTACCTGACCTCCACCACCAAGAGTGTCGAGATTGGCACTACGGAGATGGACCAGGTGATCCGTCAGGCCGCCGGACTGCTCATTAACGACAATGCCAAGCCGATTACGCCGACCGGTCTCGCCCTGGCCCCGTCCGCGGTTTGGGCGCTCGGTAGCCTCCAGACCAAGAATGCTGACGGCTCCCCTTCGGGTACGCCGCGTTACCCGCAGATCGGCCTTGGCGTCGACATTGATAACTTCATGGGCCTTCCTGCTGCCGCTGGAAACACTGTGGCCGGCAAGCCCGAGGCGACCGCCGCCACCAATGTCGAGGGCATTGTTGGCGACTTCGTCGACGGTATTCGCTGGGGAATTCAGCGTTCTCTGCCGCTTGAGATTATCCGTTTCGGTGACCCGGACGGTCAGGGTGACCTGAAGCGCCGCAATCAGATTGCTCTTCGTCTTGAGATTCTGTACGCTTGGTACGTTTTCCCGGACAAGTTCGCGACGATTAAGACTAAGGCCGCCTGATAAAATCGTCGTAAAGAAACAAAAACACAACCCATCCAAAACATAATTTTTCCCAGGGGCGATTTCGGAAATGCGATCATACAAGCACCGAGACCACGATATCGTGATCCATCTCGCAGACGACCACAATGTGATGCTCGGAGACGAATACACCGAAATCACCCATGAGAACGATGACGCCGGCGGGGCAGACGAGTCCTCCTTCTCCTCTTCCTCCTCTCGCACTGCCCCGCCGGCACCTGCCCCTCGTCGGGGACGAGGCCGCCCTAGAAAGACGGTAAAGTGATTCCCGAGGATATTATCCCGTTCGCCACGGTTGAAGATTTGGAGGCCAGGTGGCGGGCGCTCTCGGACAATGAGCGCATTCGCGCCGACGTACTCCTAGCTGACGCAACCGATCTCATTGTGTCGAAATGCCCTCGCTGGGAGTCCGCTACCCCTCGTACGCGAAAGCGTGTAACGTGCGCTGTAGTGCGTCGCGCAATGCAAGGCGGAGACGCTATCGACGGCGTCACAGACAGCGGTGGCGGAATCTATTCCGAGCCTCACGGGATTATCGCGTCAGAATCGCACACGACAGGCCCGTTCTCCGACCAGTTCACGTATCAGAACCCCGAGGGCGGCCTCTACCTGAAGCGCGAGGAAAAGGATGCTCTCGGGGGTTCTGGTGGTGCGTTCGAGGTGGACCTCTTGCAGGATTATGATGTGCGGTCTGCCACGGATCAGCTGATCGATGACATTAATGCGATTAGCGGACGGGAACCGTGATGCTGTCCGGATATGTTCCCGTTGTGCGGCGTAGGCGAGGCCCTGCCAGTAAAGATCAGTACGGTAATCCCGTGCCGGGGCGGTGGGAGAACGTTTCCTTGCCGCCCGCAGTGTTTGCGCCGGCTACGTCTACTGAGCCTATCAGTGCTGGGGCAATGCCCGTCACCGTCCCCGCCGCCCTTTACTGGCGAAATACTACAATCGATGTGACTGCGGAGGATCATCTTATTGTAGACGGCATAGAATACCGTGTCGAAGGCCGCCCTTCCCCGTACCCTAAGGGGATGGTTGTGCAGATTCGCGCCAATGAAGACAAGGTGAGCGAATAAATGCCGAAAGTAAAATTTCAGCTCAACAGGGACGGTGTCGCCGACCTTCTGCGCGGCCCTGACGTAGCTCGAACCGTAGCGCTCGAGACGGGGCGTGTAGCCGCCGCTGCCGGTCGCGGGTTCGAGGGCGAGACGACGCACGGAAATCGAACCCGCGGATATGTTAGGGCGCGCACCATTGCCGCAATGCGTGAACAGATGAGGGAACACACGTTGGAGCGTGCGATCGGCCTCACAATGGGTGGGGGCGGGAAATGAGCCCAACATACGATCGCGCCCCCACGGTGCCGGACATCAAGAAACGGCTCATGGACTTCTTGTCTGCGCACATGAGTGTTTCCGTTGTGGGTCGCAGGCCCGAAAGCTCTGATCGTCCCGCCGCATTCATTCGAGTCCTCTCAACGGGCGGTACTGGTGTTACGCAGAAGGCGCTCTGTACCGCGTTGGAGACGATCGACGCTTACGCGCAGTCGTCGGGTGAGGCTATGAAAATTGCGTGCGAGGCCGTTAATGTGGCCCACACAATGCCGAACTATCAGGATGGTATAGTGATGGTACAATCATCCTATCCGATAGAAATGCCCGATCCGGACACGTCTCAGGCGAGGGCGACTGCAACATTAACAATCACAGCACATAGGTGAAACAAAATAATGGCTGTTAACGCTGACAATGCACTCATTTTCTCGTCCGACAATGACGCGCTCTGGCTGGGTGACTATGAGGTCGATTTCGGCAAGAAGGTTACGTCACTCACCCAGGACCTCTCCGGCATTACCGGTCTCACCAACGTTGGGTGGATTAGCGAGGACGGATTCAAGCTCACCTCCGACGACTCCGTCACCAAGATCAAGGGGCACCAGGGCCACGGCGTTGTCAAGACGTTCCTTGACTCTTCAGAGACGACTTTCAGTGCCACTCTCCTGGAGACGATGCTTGCTCCGCTTTCTTGGTATCTTGACGCCACCAGTGAGAAGATTGAGGATGGTGGCGCCACCAAGGGCGTGAAGATCACCGCGAAGTCCTCCCGTAAGGTCAAGCTTCTCTGCGGTGTCGCCGACTTTTTCGATGTTTCCGGCGTGGGTGCGCAGATTCGTATCGTTTTCCCGCGTCTGGAGCTCGGTGAGCGTGGCGAGATCACTTTCCAGCAGGCTGAGATCACCGGATACGAGTACAACCTCTCCGTGCTGGGCGACTACATTATCTACTCGGACCACAAGGCCCTGTTCCCCGCCTGAGGAATGATTCTTCCCCGCTATTTCGTGTTTCGGATGGGTTGTCGCGGAATAGCGGGGAAGATCCAAACAAACACAACCCATCCTTTGTAAAACAATTTTGAGGACAACCCATTATGTCTGAGAAGACCGCGAAGAGCAAGGCAAAGGCCGCCGGAGCTAAGGCGCCGGCTGATAGGCTTGCCAAGGCTGAGGCTACGCGCGACCCGATTCATGTGGACTATGAGGGAATCGAGTTTGACATTCCTCCGGAGGCGCTGGAAGACTTCCGCGCATTCGAGGCCCTCGATGCCGGCAACCCGTTCCCGCTTTTCCGCCTCATCGTAGGCGACCACAAGGATGAGGTCTACTCTGCTCTGGAGGACGAGAACGGGCGTGTTCCGATCGACGCGGTGACCGATTTCATGCAGTCGATCGTGTCCGAGGTGGGTGTGGGAAACTGACTATTCTCCCACCGCTACTCCGTGAGTATGGGTGGGAGATAGAAGCTGATCTGCAGCGGTACTACAGTACCGATCTTCTCGATCTATATCGAGGCAGAATAACCCCCAGGCGGGTAATGGCGCTCATCGGCGGCCTCCCGCCCGGGTCAGCGTTCGATAGGGCGCGCGGCGGAGACAGGTACTGGTCCGACGAAGTAGCCGCCACAATAATGTCAGCACACAATATCCAGACCACATTGCTCGCCGTCAATGGGGTTAAGAAAGATAAATGGCCTGAAGCGCCGAAACCGCCGAGTGAGGGGTACCGGGAAACCGGTAACCCCAAGGTGTCAAGCAAGCATGCTAAGGCGCAGAAGGCTAAGGGTGAGAAATGGCTTGCCCGATACGGCTGAGCCGCGTTTCTATCGGATAGTGTAAAATGGTTCACGCCAAGACGAACATGAAAAATTGTTTGTTTGGCGTGAACCATTTTCGCCGTACATGATTTCGGAGAGGTATCGATGGCCGGATATGATCTCGGGACCGCATGGATTCAGATCACTCCGTCCGTGCGAGGCCTCGCCCGAAGCATCAATAGCGAAATCGGTAACGTCGACACAGGGCCGGCTGAAAGAAAGATTACATCTGGCCTGGGCGGCGCGTTCAAATCGGTGGCGAAAGTTGCTGGCGCTGCGCTCGGAGGACTCGCAATCGGCGGCATTGCAGTCGCGTTCGGCGGCGTCGCGAAGGAGGCGTTCAATGCTGCCGATGCCACAATCAAATTCAAGCAAACGCTTGCATTCGCCGGTAAAAGTGCGGACGAAATCAACGCGCTAACAAAAAGCACACGCTCCTACGCGGACCGCACAATTTATGAGCTCGACGATATCCAGTCCATTACCGCGCAGCTCGCATCCAACGGCGTCAAAGGCTACGATAAGCTCGCCGAGGCTGCCGGTAACTTGAATGCTGTTGCGGGCGGGAACGCGCAGACGTTCAAAACGGTCGGCCTTGTTATGACGCAGACCGCGGGCGCCGGAAAACTCACCACTGAGAACTGGAACCAACTTTCCGACGCGATTCCTGGCGCATCCGGTAAATTGCAGGAAGCCATGAAAAAGAATGGCGCCTACACGGGCAATTTCCGGGAAGCCATGGAAAAGGGGGAAATTACTGCTGAGGAATTCAACCAAGCAATCCTTGACCTCGGTATGGAGGATGTGGCCATTGAGGCCGCTACATCCACCAAAACCTTGGAAGGTGCTTGGGGGAATTTCAAAGCGACCCTTGTGACCGGGGCGCAGGAAATCGCCGAAAAAGCACTCCCCTGGATCACCGCATCCCTTGACGCCATGAGCAAAGGGTTCGAGAAAGTATTCAACTGGGTCAGTAACTCGTTCATTCCTAGTATTACGAATGCTTTCAACATTATTTCCAAGGGTGACTTCACGGGCCCGATCTTCTCGTTCGAGGAGGATTCGAGTTTCGTTGATTTTCTTTTCCGCATGCGTGATGCTGCCGCCGCCGCGGGGGAGTGGATCAACAAGACGCTTGTCCCGTCGTTGAAGAATCTTAAAGATTTGCTCATGTCCGGTGATTTCACGGGGACGATTTTCGGATTCGACAAAGATTCCGGAATCATCTCATACATCACCAACGTTCGTAACAGTTTCGTCGAGCTCGGTAAGTTCATTGTCGGGACACTCGTCCCCGGCATTGCTACTGCTCTCAGCACCATCGCGAACAGCAGCCTCGTTCAATTCATGGAAAATTTGACCGTCGCTATTCTCAATAGCAAGGTGGCGGTTTATAGTATTGCGGCTGCATTTACGGCGTGGAAAGCTGTCATGGTCATGTCTTCAATGCAGCAATGGTTGAATGACATGGAAGGCGTAGCCGGAGTCGCAGGCCGCGTCACCACGGCCATTAACGCAATGACCGTGGCGAAAGTCAAAGATGTGGTCGAGACTGCGCAGCTCAACCTCATGTACGCCGGCGAATTCCTGTCGAATATCGCGCGTGTAACGACGCAGATCACAATGCAAGCGGTTGCTTGGGGGCGGGCCACGGCAATGATGGTCCTCCACAAGACGGCAACAATCGCTTCGACTGCGGCGCAGTGGGCATTCAACGCCGCAATGGACGCCAACCCAATCGGTCTCGTTGTGATCGCTATCGCGGCACTGGTCGCAGCCATTGTGGTGGCATGGCAGAATTCCGAAACATTCCGCAACGTCGTCATTTCCTGTTGGGAAGCAATCAAAACGGCCGCCGGCGCGGTGGCCGATTGGTTCGCCGCTAACGTGTGGCCTCTCATGCAAGTCGCCTGGGACGGCATTGTGGCCGGCGCCCAGTGGATGTGGGGCGTCATGGTATCCGTATGGCAGGGAATCCAACCTGTTATTCAAGCGGTCATTGATTGGATAGTCAGCACCGCATGGCCCGCACTTCAGTCGGCATGGGATGGAATCGTCGCCGGCGCCCAATGGGTATGGAACGGCATCGTTAGCGTATGGCAGGGAATACAGCCCGTCATTCAAGCCGTCGTTGATTGGATTGTAAATACTGCCTGGCCCGCGTTGCAGGCCGCCTGGGACGGCATTTCTGCGGGCGCAATGATCGTCTGGAACGGGATGGTCGCAGCATGGCAGGGGATCAGCGACATAATCCGCCCCGTCGTTGATTGGATCGTCAATGTTGCCGCCTTGTATCTCACTACAGCGTGGGATGCCATTAGCTGGGGCGTGAGCGCACTATGGTCCACAATTCAGTGGGCGTGGGACGCTATTTGGGCGGCAATCATGCCCGTCGCCACACAAATCTACAATGATATTTGGCCCATGGTGGTCGGCGCATTCAATGCGATTAAAGACACCGCCAGTATGATGTGGGCCGATATTCAGATCGCATGGACCGCTATTCAAACCGCCATTCAGCCCATCGCGGATTGGATTTACAATACGGTCTGGCCTTGGGTGGTAGGCGCGTTCAATGCGATTAAGGATGCGGCTACTAATATGTGGTCTGATATTCAGATTGCGTGGGCCGCGATTCAGGCGGCTATGCAGCCAGTGGTCGAATGGATTTACAATACCGCTTGGCCTTGGGTGGTCGACACATTCAATACAATCAAGGATGCGGCGTCCTCGCTTTGGGGTACGGTTCAGGCCGCGTGGACCTCTATTCAGGCGGCTATGCAGCCAGTGGTCGAATGGATTTACTACACGGCGTGGCCCTGGGTCGTAGACACGTTCAACACGATCAAAGACACCGCATCGTCCCTTTGGGGCACCATATCAGCCGCGTGGAACGGTATTTGGGCTACCATTCAGCCCGTCGTTGACTGGATCTACAATATTGCATGGCCGTGGGTCGTCGGAGCATTCAACGCCATTAAAGACACGGCGTCTATTATGTGGGGCTCTCTATCGGCAACATGGAATGGTATTTGGGCCGTCATGCAGCCTGTGGTGAATTGGATTCAAACCTATGCTGCACCCGTTATTAGTGTGGCCTGGGAAATAATCTCTACGGGCGCGAAAATTCTGGGCGGAATCATTGCGTTCGTATTCGCGTCCATCATCGCTGCGGTCACTATGGGAGTCGCCGTAATTCAAGGCGCAGCCACCACGATCAGTGCTGCCTGGAATACGGTTGTTTCGTGGACCAGCTGGCTGAAAAACATGGTCGTCTCAGCGTGGAACATTCTGAAAGGCGAAATCCAAATCGTTAAAGATTGGATTGCTAACACGCTCGTTCCCGCAATTACAAACGCTTGGAACATGGTCGTGGCCGCCGCCAACACAATGAAAGACGGTGTTAGGACGGCGTGGGACAAAATCAAGGAAGCCGCTGCCAAGCCTGTTAATTTCGTTATTGGCACCGTCTACAATAATGGGTTGCGGAAACTCGTAAACGGGATGATGGAGAAGCTTTCCCTTGATCTTCGTCTTCCCGAGGCACCCACGATTGGCGGATACGCGTCAGGTGGCGTTCTGCCCGGATACTCTCCGGGCCGCGACATTTATCATTTCGTATCGCCCGATGGCGGCGGCCGGCTTGCGCTTTCCGGCGGAGAAGCAATCATGCGACCAGAATGGGTCAAGGCCGTCGGTGGGCCAGCAATGGTGAATGCAATGAACCGTGCCGCCGCACACGGGGACAGGATCCCCGGTGGCGACGCCGGCTATGCCGCATTCGCCCCCGGCGGTATCTGGGACCCTGTCAAATCAACGGTAGAAAGAGGCGCGTCCGCTGCCCTTAATTGGATCACCGGCGCGGCCGACGCCGTGTCCTCGATTTTCTCCGACCCGATCGGAGCTGTTGAGACTGTCGTCAAGATTCCGGTTCACAAGCTTCTCGATTCGTGGGGCGGCGACGGGGCAAAACCATTCTTTGACGCCGGAAAAGCGGGCGTGGACAAAACCATTGACGCGCTCGGTGACTGGATTAAAGATCACATGCCTGTGGTCAGCGGATTCGGTGGCGGAATCGGTGCTATTGGTGCTGCCGCCGGCGACCTCGTGAATACGGCGCGTCGCGCTATCGGTACACCGTATGTTTGGGGCGGCGTCTCCCCGGGCGGCGGCCTTGATTGTTCTGGTCTTGTCTATTGGGCGCTCAATGCTATGGGCATTCACGTGCCGCGCCTCACGGCGGCCGGATACCAAGCAATGTCATCCCCCGGTAACCCCATGGTGCCCGGCACGCTCCTTTTCTGGGGATACCCGGCCCACCACGTCGCTATCGCCTCCGGAAATGGCATGATGGTCGAGGCGCCGACCTTCGGCATCCCGGTGCGTGAGGTTCCGATCTATGGTGGGCCGTCCGCGGGGAATCTTCGCTACGACAATGGCGGATTCTTGCAGCCCGGCCTCTCAACAATCGAAAATAAGACTGGCCGTCCGGAGCCCGTTTTCACGTCAGCCCAGTGGGAGAAAATGGACCGGCTGATCGGCCTTCTGGAGAATCGTGCGCTCGGCCCGGACGTGCTCGAAATTCGGGACGTGGACAATGACCTTGTGGGCCGCATGCAAGTAGAGGCAACGTCGGCCATAGTAGACTATGACCGAATGAACCGATAAAACCATTATGACGGAAAGCACGAAATAATGCCGATTACGGGATGGATTGCTGCACACACTGGGCTGCCGTCAATAATGGCCACAGGCAAAGAGCCCGTCTATGCGGGCGATCGTCTTTTCGCTGTGCCGGGCATGGCTCGTGACAAAAGACCTCTCACTGGGCGTGCGAAAATGATTCGCGAGCTCGAGGGCCCCAAGCTCACTGAGCCGGTCACAATGATCCTCTCAGACGCATACGCCGTGCCGGGCACCACAATAAAATACACTCAGGGTGACTCCTCGGTCATGTTGACTCGCCCCGAGGTGGAGTGGTGGCGTGGCATGGTGAGCGGCCTCAATGGGCGCACCGTGCCAGGGCTCATCTGGGAGGAGGCCCAGGATAAAAGAGAATGGTCCTCCCCAGTTTCGAGATATAACTCACTTATCGCCAGGTGGCCGATGCTGGAAGTAGCTCGCACCGGAGGTGGACAATTCGTCCTAGACGACCCGTCCCACGTTAACAACGTTTGGGAGATCTTGCAGAAGCGTGAGCCACTTATTCTTACGCCTGGCGCCCCTGCCGACGTTCTCCCGTCACGATTCATCACCGTAGACAAGGTCGACAGCGCCAGGATCACGGGAGACGGTATCATTCGGTGGAATGTGAAATGGCATGAGCTCCCCGAGGACTCACCGATGCTTGTCGGCCCTCACGCGGGCTGGGGTGCAGCACCTTGTGTTACTTGGGGCGAATGGCGCGAAGTCGACAAGGCCTGGAAATCGCGCACATATATTGAGATTTGCAAAATGATTGCGGGTATGCCATGAGAAACGGCCCCACGTTGGCCGCTCTTTCAGACGGTCTCAGTATCGGCGCAAGAATCGATATCATTCGCGGCGGCGAAGTTCTCAAAACCGGGATTCCCGCCTCCGAGGTAAAGGTCGAATGGTCTTCGTCGAACCGCCAAGTTCCGGGCGCGCTGTCTTATTCTTGTCCCATGTCGTGGACTCCGGAATGGCCCTTGGACGCGCTTAACAATTTCGGACAGCGTTCCATGGTGACTGCGCTTTATGAGAATCGTCGCGGTGATTATTGGGAAATTCCGCTCGGCGAATTCGTCAACATGGAATGGTCCGTGTCGAAAGAAAAGGTGAATGTTTCCTGTAAAGATTTGACGCAGATTCTTGCCGATAATCCTAGGCCATGGCCGTCATCCCCCGGCGCTGGCGCCACCCTGCTCTCCGAGGCTAATGAGCTTGCGGAATATGTGCGAGTAAAATTGGAGGACGACGTCTGGGACGCGCCTATCCCACGCACCACACAATGGGGAAATTCGCGGATCGAATCAATCTATAAACTCGTCGAATCTCGTGGCTGCGGTATTCGCAGCGGAGCCGATGGAATGTTGCACATTTTCAAGCTCCGTGACAAGACGGCGCCTGACGAGATTTACACGTACGAGTCCGGTTTCCTTTTGGAAGCCCCGCGCGCTCCGAGGTCGGGCGGCCGTCGCCCGAATCGTTGGTACGTCACTGGCAGTAAGCAACAGAAAGCTCAGGGGGAGCAGGAGGAACGGTGGACTGCGGAACGCGAAATCACTGATCCTCCATATGAGCCGGCCGGCTATGGTTGGGTGACATCGCACAAGGAGTTCAGCGCCGCAAGCTCGGCGAGAGAGGTGTCTGAGGCCGCGGACACGTACATGATTCAGGACATTTCCTCCCGCTCCTCTCGTTCTTTGACGATTATTCCGGATGCCCGTATTGAGGTTGGGGATATTGTGGGTGCTATTACTGAGCATGGTGAGCATATTGCGGGCCGTGTCACGGCTTATAGTCTTCCATTGTCTGATCCGTCCGCTACAATGAGAGTGGACATAGAGGTACTGGGAGAATAAGCGGGCATCATGGTTAAACCGTCACTATTGCTGGACACGTCGCCACGAAACGGCGGCGGTCGCAACAATAACAATGTTATTGTTCAGCAATCCTCAGTATCGTGGACGTACGGGAAAATCACTGGCACGTCCGCCACCGATTCCACGCTCCCGTCCGGCTGGGTGGAAGTAGGGATCCCCTACAGTAACCCGACCTCCCATGCTGTTGGTGAATCCGATGGTATTGCCACATGGATTGGTGCCCGCGTACTGGTCATTATTGATTCGTCTGGGCGTGTAGTCAAGATCAGTGACCCTATTGCTGAGCCGCCTTCCGGGGCGAAGGTTGAGAATCTTGGGCACACTGGCAAAATTCTCAGTCAGGCTGCGAAGGATGCCGAGCGTGCTTTCAAGGAGGCTGACGCAATTCGTGACCGAGCGAACAAAGCTGAAGGTGCCGCTAACAAGGCTGCGAAGGATGCTGAAAAGGCTGTTCGGATTGCGGAAGCTAATCGGCCGCCTGTAGTGGCTCAGACCGCGCCCGAGAATCCTGTTCTGGGATTGATTTGGTATGTCACAGATAATGCTGGGCATATTACCGATGTACGTATTTGGGATGGTACACAGTGGGTGACCAGGACAATGGTCGCTGGCAGCATTCTCGTCCCCTCATCCGTGGGAAATGTCTCGCTCGCCGATGGTTCTGTGTCTGCCCGCAACATTTACGCGTCCGGGGAACTCTGGGCAAAAATAGCTGCGTTCGCGTCAGTCACTACGGAAATGCTGACCGCTGGAAACGCGACATTCAACGCAGCAAAGGTCACGGGTGATCTCATTGGTAATAGGCTTATTGGTGGTGAGCTTTCGCTCGTTGATACTGAGCCGACATCGGGTGAGAAGAATATTCGTTTCGGCCTCGGTAGCGAGTACGGGTTTTGGGAGTCTATTTGGTCTCCTAAAATTGCGACTGTCGAAGAGCTCGAGGGTGGCACGCGATTCGTTCTGACGGACAGGGACCGCCCCAATCGCGACAATGGCGCGCAGATGGCAATCCACGACATTGCTGTTGCGAAACCAAAAACGTATGGTATTGCCGGTGAGGGCGTCGGCAAGATTGAGGGGTACATTCTTTTCACCCCATTCTGGAACGGACGCGCGATTCTCACAATCAACATTGGCAAGAATAGGGTTATTGTTGTTGACGAGGAGGCGACTGCCAGGAAGCAAATAAGATTCGATTTCACACTCCCCGACGGCACGTGGATCCAGGACACGGACACGCCTTTCTACATTAGTGCTCGCACGAATGACGTTTTCACGCCGGGAATGACGCTCGGGATCATTTATTCCATGTACGTGTCATGGAAAATGAGCCGCTCCTCCGGTTTGCATATTTTCCGTGACGATGAGGGTGTCGCGAAGATACAGGTCACTGACCGTCAGGGCGGGCAGCTCATTATGGACACGAATGGCGTGTCCTATGACCCGCCCGGGTCAGCCCCGCCTCACACGTCGTCTTGGCGTACTTTCACAGAGCCGCCTTTCGCCCACATGGCAACAAACAATGCGCATTTGTGGACTGTGAAAGATAAATGGACTCAGGTTCCAGTTGGGTCGCAGGAAAAGATCGTTCGTGGCGGAATGCAAGTAGATGGTATAGAAATCATTATTCCGCAGAGCGGGCTCTATCGTCTAGACGGCACAACATGGTACCGGTCATCATGGGCGGGGTATGTTGGTGGCACTAGGGTCGCTCGTAGTAATGACGTTGAATACGGCGTTTACATGTATGCTGCGTTGAACCATGGTTTGTGGACCGCGTTGCAGGTGACCGGCGTCAGGCGTCTGAACGTCGGGGATCGGATCGCGCTTTATACGTATCAGAATATTGATGAGGGTACAATTATGGATTGGGGCGAGATGACGGTTAGCTGGCTCACCTACTGAAGATTGTGTGACAATATTTTTAGGAGAAAACAATATGCCTAATACTAGGTGGACCGGCGGTATCGTCCCCACGGTAGACGATAATCTCATTGAGGCCTGGGATGCGTATGATGATTCCGCGGGTAGGGTGATGCCGGCGGCGTCTGTGGCGGCGGCGCGGGTTATGTTGGCGGCCGCGCCGTCTGGGGCGGTCTCGAAAGCGCGCCCCGCCGTTTTTATCATTGACGACATTCTGTACACTGCCGACGGCTCCAAGGCCGGCGACGGGTCATTCAACATTAACCCCGCCAACAGTTTCAGTGGCGTGCTTTACAGGCATCGCGACAATACGAACGGGCGCGGTCGCCCGACCTCGGATCACACCACCTACACTTGGGGTGACGGTATCGTCACTTTGCCGATCAAGAGTCTCATGGAGTTCTCGCTTGACGTGTGCGTGAGCATTGCGCACGAGGACTATAATTCTGAGGCCGAGAAGGATAAGGCGGTCGGCTCGTATTTCTTCGGTTTCAAGCTTGACAATCGGGGTATTTGGCAGACCGAGATTCAGTACAATCGCACGTTCATGACGCACCATATGCAGTGGCGCCTTTCCGTAGAGGCGGGCTCCCACAGGGTTGCCTACACTACGGCGGGCAGCTATGGTGCTGACCCGTACTGGCATTACGATGGTGGGGTTTTCCCCGGTACCGTTTTCACGGTGGCCACTCTTGGTGCAACCCGCGTTGACCTGTAATCAATAAAATAGTTCACTATTAGAAATAGGTGATAATAATATGACTAAGGTCATAGCGACGGTTGTGAATGCTGCCGGCAAGACAGTCAACGCCACAATGAGTGTCCGCCCGGAAACCGTCTACACGTCTGACAACATTACGACAGTCCCTGCTCCCGTGCGTGGCGATGCCGACGACAAGGGAAGGATTGAGGTAGAGGTAGACGCCAGTCATGGCGGACGGTGGGCAATTGTCTTGAATGTTGCTGGCGTGTGGGCGCGCGAAGTCAGAGGCGCGGAGCTGCCGGCCTCCGGCGACGTGCAGGTTACCTCCCTGTCGGCGTGGAACGGCGGTAGTACCCCTGATCCTGGCAATCCTGGCGGTGGTGGCAATAACAATGCTGGCAAGATCACTGTTAGTGATGACGGTCTGACCTGGACCTACGGAGAGTGAGAAAACACAATGACAAACATTACTGGCTACACCAAAGCCGGCGTTGACAAGCTGGTCGCCCCGCTGTTCTCCTCAATCTCGCCTTTCACGGTCGGCGGACACTACTACTCCCCCGTCACGTACTTCTGGCCCGACTTCTACAACGAAGGCCAGGCCGGAAAAGTCTCGAAGTGGGCCAAGACATTGGCTTACGGGAATGCTCTCGGCTACGTGATCATGAATCGCTCTACCGGCGATTGGTCTGCGAAAGACAATGATTTTCTTACGCAGGCGCAGCGCGCCCGTGCGGCCGGGGCAAAGAGGGTGCTTTGGTACATCCCCACACGGTACGGTGTCGCATCGCTCGGCAAGGATGATGCTGCTAGGAATGGTGTACCGGATCCGGATAAGTTTACGCGCGAATACATTATGCAGCTGTGCGCTAACCTTCGCTCCCAGTACGGGGATCTTTTCCAGGGCGTATTCTTGGACGAAGTAATCAACGGCTGGAGCGCACAGTCCGGTCGAGTCGGATGGTACGGCGACCTCATCGGCGAAATTCGACGCACATACGGCAAGAACTTCACAATCGCCATCAACCCTGGCAGTAATATTACTGAGGCCGTGTGCGCACTCGATTTCGACGTGTGCATGAGTTTTGAGAACACTGCTGCCAAGTATTTGGCGGATGACCCGAATAACCCGATTGCGAATGATGTGATGCGGGCGCAGCCTTCCACCAAGTGGTGGCACGTCATTCATGGGGTTACGAAAGAGAATTTCCGACAGGTAATTGACCGTGCCGCATCATTCGGCGTGTCACATTTGTATGTGACCGATGGCGAGTTGGTGCAGGGTGAGGGCGGCCAGTGGGTGCCTGAGAAGAATCCTTATCAGAATCCTCCGTCGGATTGGATCATGGAGCGTGTGGTCGCTTGGCATGGCGACTACCTCGGGCTGGCCGAGCGTGTTGCCGCGTTGGAGGCGAAAGCGACTCCGGCCCCGCAGCCTGGCGTCTGAGTGTTTCACGTGAAACATTCCCCCTCACCACGATTTCTGCGGTGAGGGGGAATGTTTCTGTACCTGACGCAGGATACTATAGTCCCAAGCGTTGGTAGTTTCCTCCGTGCTCGCGAGCAATATCGTCCAATACGCCCATGAGATCAGAACGCGCATCGTCCTGAACAGTGATCGAGGGTGAGTTCAGGATCGAGTGAATTGTGTTATCGATCTCTCGGAATTGACGGACAGCGATTGCGTCGCCCCCTATGGTAGTCCATTGCCGTGCTAGACGACGCGCAAGATTGCATGTGCTCTCGCCGCTCGTTTTATGGGCGACACCCACGACGTTCAATGGCCAGCCCCAGATAACCCATTTACTGAAAGTGCCACCGTCGCCGTTTTCTACAGTAACGTCAATCCCGACACCCTTATGATGGTTGTGCCACTTCAGGCGAGCGACCATGTGTGCTTCGTCAATATCGCACATGTCAGGCTTCGGAAGCCACAACTGCGTGAAACTAATCTCGTGCTCAATTCCCGCCATGGAATCATTCGCTGTCATGAGACGCTCCGCAAAAGTAGGTTGCAGCGCATCGCAGAATGCTCCGGGCTACAAGATTCTTCGTGAGTCCATCCTGCTGAGACGCCGCGCTTCGTCGTAACCACCACGCCATCATCGGTGACTTCGATCTTCCCCGACCGGGAGTCAATGACAGTAACTCCCATGCGGTCAGAAATACGGGGCGACGGGAGCGTATCCTGCAATTCCTTAACAATCGCCAACGCAATTTCCCGTCGGTTGATCTTGCTCATTATTCTACCTCCATGGCCGATGGTGTGACACCGATCTGCCCTTGATAATGTGAACCCAGACCATTGGTGCCGTACGGCATGCTGGCTGGCCTGTCCAAGTCTTCGAAAGCGATCTGCGCAATCCTATCCCCCGGGTGAAGAATGGCGGATTTAGCAGAATGCAAGTTAGCGATCTCCAGGGTCACGTTTCCTTGGAATCCTGGATCAATGTATCCCGCAGACACGTGAACAAGGATTCCGCGGCGCGCCCACGACGATTTGCCTTCCACCCTTGCCACTAGGTCGGCGGGCACACTGACTTTCTCCTGCGTGGACGCGAGAATAAACTCACCCGGCAACAGTTCGTAACCATTCCCACCGATGGTGACGTTTTCGTCGCCATGACGATAGGTGACGATGTTCTCGTCTAGTCGCACTTCCACTGACGCCGGCTGAATAGACAGCGGCTTGCGCCAGTCGGAAATGAGTTCACCCCAATCGATTCTGCGTCGGAGAGTGAAATCACTCAGTGTAGCCATTGCGGTAGTCCCCCGTCTTCGTTTTCCTTGACCATATGGACCGTGTAACCTTTATCGCGTAGAATTGCTTCGGCTTTGAGAGCAAGGGTAGGTTTCTCTCCTGGTACGATTTCTATTACGTCTTCACTGCGCTCCGACAGCATGATTGCACAGACGTACGCATCATCGTCCGATGAATCACTATAAGTGATCACATACTTGCCCATCTCATTCGAATGTGTGCACCTAGTAAAAGTAATTCCTTCTTCCTGCCATGAACGCAAAGCAAGTGTTACTCCCTGAACATATTGCACGGTACGCATAAGCTCACGGATCGCGGCAGACGGATCGGCCGAATAACTCCTGATAGTAAAATTACAGTCGGTGGCATGCATAAACGCAGCCGCCCCCCACCGATCACCGCATTTCACCAAATCAACACAAACAATATCAACAATATTTGCCATGACGTTCACTTCTCTTCCGGAATATAATCGCCAAGACGATTATATGAGATGGCGGACATGAACTCGGTGAGCCGGTCCCGAACCTCCCTGGCGCGACCCCCGGGGGCGAGCTGTCTATCGATAGTGTCCCAGTAGACGCCTCGTAGAATCGCAATCACCGTCTGGTCTCCCTGCTCGGCGACGAGTTCACGAAGATACCATGCCGCTTTTCCCATGTCAACATTCTCGTCAGCACCATCCTTGTGACCCGCCCTGAAAATATACTTCAGGGCACTCCCAGTCAGATAGTCTCGATCGCGAATGAAAGTAATAGGCTCAGGATCAAGGGCCGCATAATGTGACGGGTGAGACACGACATTCTCATGCACATTATCCTCGACACGTCCACCATTCTTCTCTGTGACATAGAAAATGTCATCACACTTCTCTGTGATATAGAGAATGTCATCGCAGAAAGTCAACTCATAGCGCTGCTCGTCGAACGTGAGAAACGATTCCCCGCCATCTTCGTTCTCATACCAAATACACCATTCGCCAGTGAAATATCTACACATCCTCCTAACCGGTGCGTCATAATCGTCGGAGATATGGAAACGAATCGGTTCGTCTATGAATTTCAGCTCATAGCCGGGGTCAGTCTGATAATTGCCGACTCGCCGCCAGTGCCAACCGTCGCGCTTGTGCTCCAAAGAGACGCGATGACAACTCCAGCATGCTACCCGCCATTCATTATCAGAATTGCGATGGACATGCACCTCCCAGAACCCATCATGCGCCACTACCTTCGAAACATACTCGTACGCGCCATTCGGGTAGTAAATCTTTTCATACTCGCCATCTACGGATGACACTACGTAATCTCCTCTCTCTGTCTGCGTGATCGAATACTCATCGTATTTGAAATAGTGTCTCCGCTCTACACCAGCGTGAACGGAATCGAAACCAATCCCCTTGTCGTCGCCGGTTTGTACTATGATTCTCTCTTTACTACCGTCCGGCAAGTACAGCCAAACCGGTTTCAAAAACACCACGTCCACAGTCGTTCGCACTATTTCAGTTACCGAGAGTGCCAACCGTGGCAAAGTAGGCGAAAAACACCTGAAGCCACCAGAAAGCACGCCACGCCAATGACAGTCCAATAACACCAACAATGAGGGCGACTGCACCCATGACCATGCCCTCGCCAGTAGACCGCGGCCTACGGAGCCATGCCACGAAGCGATTCGTGGGGCGTGGGGGCACCATCACACTGAGTGGCACAGACCGTGCGGGGGGCGCCGGAG